AATTTATCTACGATAACTTTTGCTTCTTTATTACATGGATCAGCGGTACATAATATTAATTTTTTAGTTATTTGAGACATAGCTTTCAAAACTTCTTTTTCATCATCTTCTCTCAAATCAGATTTCTTTTCCAGGTCTGGCAAGTATTTACCTTTTAGTTTCATGGCTTTGTTACATCTTTAAATTGATTAATATTGTCTTGTAACTTTTTATTTTCTTGTCTTAACTTCATATTTTCTTCAATTTTTTTTTCATACAAGTCTAATATAATTTGATTGTCTTTCATTATTTCATCTTTTGATTTTTTCTTAATTTGTTCATTGACTTTTTTACCCATTCTTTATCAAACCCTAATTTTTCTATTAAATGTTTTTCTGCTGCTTTGTTTAATTTTTCTGCAAAAGCATTATGTTCCTTTATAAGTTTTTTTCTTCTATCCACTTGTTCAAATTATCAACACTAATAAGATACCTGTTACCTATTTTTTTCATTGGTAGCTGGTGTTGTTTCCTTAATCGTAAAATTCTATTTTTTATTGCTTGTTTAGTTAGCGATGGCGAGTCGCTATAAATGATACTCGCCACAGCTGTTGTATCTAACAATCTAACCGAAGTTGAAATCAACATCATCATCCTCACTTGATTGTTTTTTACTTGGTTTATTTTTTTTGTAACTCATAGACTTTGCGTAACCTGTTTCAAAGTCAGTTACTGAAACCCGCAACACAGTTTTTGCATTTTTATTTTGTGCTGCCCAAACATTTAGATGTACTTTTGTTCCAGCTTTAAAAGTTACATCTTCTTTTATAGTAAAACCACTTTTGTTTTTATCATCTTCTAGTGTAAGTGATTCTCCTAACGGATATTTTTTATCAGCTTGTATATGTTTGTCTAAAGTTTCTTTAAGCTCTTTTCCTGGAAAAAGATATAAACTAAATTCAGTCATTTTTTAAACTCCTTAATTTTGTTATCTAAAGCCGTAACAATTTCTTTTTTGTCGTTTCTAGCTAAGTCATCAAACCACTCCTTGTAAGGCTCTTTTGCTTTGTCTAATTCCTTTGGATTGGAAGTCTTTTCAATTTCGGCGAAGAAATGTCGTACTTGATCTGCAAGATCCATAGACTCCCAATCTTTAGGAAGTAAGGCACTAGAGCTGCTACTAGCGGACTTATTCCGTTTTGTATTAGTGCCTTTTTCTTCAGTAGAACTACTGCCCTCTACTGAAAACTCATCTTCATAAAAATCTCCATGTAACCCAGCAAGTTTTAATATTGCTCTACCTTTGGCTCTTTTTTCAGCCATAGCTACAGGATATTTATTAAAAGTATTATGAGGAGATGATTCTCCATATGTAATAACTTTTTGTTTGTCTGTGTGTGCTACACACTTAATAACTGCTATTCTTTTTTCTGTATTAAGTTCAACAGTTTCGAGTGATTCTACATAAACTTTTGCTTGTCTACCTATTTCTTCAATATACTTGTAATGAAATACCCAGGTTCCTTGGCAGTTCCATACAGTTTTTTCTTTTGGTACATTAAATGTATAATTTTTTAAAAGATTTAATGTTTGTTGATCTGGTTTTTTTTGCATTACTTTTGTAACTCCAGGGTAACTCTATTAATTAATTCTTTTTGTAACTTAGTTAATTTAGGTGGTTTGCTGTTTCTTTGCTTACATTCTTTTTGTAATTTTTCTTCACGATCCATGTTAAGCCATTGTTGTTTAGTACAAATAACTTTTCCATATGCTATAAAATTTATACCCATGATTTTTGTATCTCCTGTTTTTCTTGTTGTGTAAAATTGTTCCAATAAAAACTATTGTTAAAATTAAGCTGCACTAATTTTTTTATGTCTTTTTTTGTCTTAGATATTTTTAATAAATTTTGTCTTACCAGCTGTGTCTGTCTTGCTGTTTCAATATAATTTTCTAAATAATCTTTTGTCAGTTCATCACAATTTTCTTTTGTAAAGATAACATAGCCGTTACCATCTTTAATAGGGTTGCCTGTTATATAAATAATTACTGGTTCTTTGCCTGTAGCTTTCCAATAAAATGAAGTTTGCAATAAATGATCGTACATTGGCTTACTTGGTAAGCTGTTAGATCTAAATAATAATTTATTTTCTTTTTTACTTTTGCCACCTTTACGAAACCATGTTGTTTTGATTTCATATACATGGCTTTTTGTTTGTATGTCCGTTTTGCCTACAGTTGTAATATCTATACCAGGATATTGCCATTCAACATCATCTTCTGATGCTAATTCTTTTTGTTTTTCTATGCCAAATTCTTTTATTGCATCTATACCTCGTCTAATAGCTTTAGGAGTTCTTTTAGTAACTTCCTCAAAATGCTCATAATCATCTCCTGAAAACAAAAGTTTTTGTTCTTCGCAAAATTCTTCAGCAGATATAATTGCTTGTTCTATGGTCTGTTTTTCAAACAAATAGGCACCAAGGCCATGTGCCTGGATGTAGACTTCTTTTTCTGTAGTAGGGTGTATAAATGATCTTGTTTTATCCCCCTGGACAGCATTACCACCAATCATATTTGGACTTTTAGGTCTTGATCTTCTGTATTTTTGATCGTTTATTGCGTAATTCCATATCCACCAATCAATTGGTTTTGTAAATTGCGCTGGAGAGCTGTGATCTAAACCAAAGTTTAAGTAATATTCTGGAATAATGCTATCCATAGATAGCTATTAGCATTAAATCCTAATTGTCGTCAATAAACTTGTGTAAAAAACACAATATTAGCTGAAATCAAGATCCCATTCTTTGTTAATTGCCTTTAAATTAGCAGTACCCATAATGATTGATGCCCATTTTAGTTCACTATAGTGGGTTAATGCGTTGTAATGATACCAATAAGAATAACCATACTTTTTGTCATATTCTCCCAATCTACAACTAACCCATACATTGTCCATTGTGCAAATAAGAGCTGAATTACCAATAGCTCTTTCATCAATAAGGCTATTTCTTTGAAAATGTGAGTCATATATTTCAATGTATGAATCTTCTTTTCTACAATGAAATACGCTGTGAGCTTGTTCATGTCCTCTATGTAATACTCCAAACCAAGTATGAAGTATTGGATTTGGTAAATGCACACTAGGTCTATCTATTTCAAACTTTTCAACAGCTTGCCCTGTAAAATACTGGCCTACAATTTGTAATGGTTGACTTGGGTACATAAGCTCATGTTCTGTAACTTCAATTTCTTTTAGATTACTTATCTTTCTAGCCATGCTTTTAGTCATAGCAGCTTTACCCTTAATAATTTTATTAAGATGTGTAGGGTGTGTTTTAAGTTGGTCTGCTAACCAAGTTTGCGACAACCCTTTGGCTTTTAACTTCCGTACCAAATTGTCCATTATTTCTGTAGTCATAATCTATATTAGCCATTAATGCTATATAAAATTAATATCAACAACAAATTGCAATTTTTTGCTAATTAATTTTAAATCTTGTGTAAATATACTAATAATGCTATTTGCCATAGCATATGACTCTAAACGATTGGGTTAAAACACAGGAATTAAAGTCTTTAAATAAGATAGCAGCCAAACTACAGGTTGATGATACAACAAATCCAGCCAGGTTAGTGCAGCGTTGGTTACAAGGTAAATCAATACCAAGTCCTAAAAATATGACAAAAATATGGAAAAATACTGATGGTCAAGTTACGCCAAACGATTTCTATACCAACTGAAATAAAAGTAGGATCTACGGACATAATTGTCCGCCTTTATGATGGATTAGTCAATGTAGCTAATGATGAGGGAAGCTATGATGAAACAAAACAAATAATATTAATAGATAAAGAGATTGCTGAACGATCTAATTCTTACAGCGTATTGGTGTTAATGCACGAAATAAGCCATGTAATTTATAACCAACATCTTATGAAAGAAGCCACAGAAGAAGTTGTTGTCAATGGTTTTAGTCATGCTTTTACAGGTATTTTGAAAGATAACCCTAATTTGTTGAAATGGATCAATAGCTGTTTATGATTAAATTAACAGAAAAAGAAGTGATAGAGATTAAAAACATTTTACAAGTTTTTAGTCCAACAAGAAAATATCATCATTGGTCTAACAATGTATTAACAGAAAAACCAGTTACATCAGTAGAACCAAGATTAACTATTAATCCTAACACTTACAAAACATCACAAGCCTTTGCTTTTGCTGTTTGTATGGGCCACAATATTTCATATAAAGATTTAATAGGACCAAAAAAACATCAAGATATAATTAATGCTAGAATAGATTTTTGTTATTTATGTTATGAATTTGTAACAAAAAACAAGTCTAGTATTGCTAGATCATTAAACAGGAAACACAATTATGTTATTACAAATTTATTAAAAAGAAATACATCTCCTGTTTATAAAAGAATAAAAAGTATTTGTTGTCATGCTAGTTGACAAATGGAACTTGCTTGGCCTGGTTATGTCCAAACAAAAATTACAGAATTGCACTAGATGTGTAATGTATGCGTTGTTAAATCGTGAGAATAGTAAAACCAAAGCATTGTTTCCAAGCCATAAAAGAATTTCTTTAGACATAAACATGAGTGTTAGATCTGTTCGTAGAGGTTTAAATGAACTTATAGAACATGAATTTATTTATAAAATAAAAAAAGGTAGTCCAGGTAAAGCTACAGATTATAAAATTAATTATGATAAGTTGACAAAGTTGTCCGTAACACAGGCCAATAGTGTCCAAAAAAGGGGGTCAGAGATGGCCGACCAATCCATTAATAAATCCATTAATAAATCCATAGTAAAAAAATTAGTTAGCCAAGTTGCTATTAATAGTAATGCTAATGTTAAGTTGTATAAATCCGGAAAAAGAAAAGCATATAATGATCCAGAAAATGTTGCTCATAGAATTTATGTAAAAACAAATAGTATATCTAAGTCAGAAGCATATTTAGAATTAAAAAGAAGTAATAACTGGGATGATAAAGTAAGAGCTGATGAATTTGCCAAACACTTAGGATGCCTAGAATAACCTCAGACGATATTGTAAAATTATTTGAAGAAGCAGCTGTAACAGATAAAAGACTCCCAGCTCCTTTTAAAAAACAAAGATTGACTATGCCTTGGCAAGAAACCAGGCAAGAAAAAATGTATAGATATTCTTACAATAATATTGAGTACATCATAAGACCAAGCAGCCAAGATATTAGTCGGTGGTGGATTGCTAGTATTTTGTTAGGTCAGATAGTCGAGGATCTTGAAGTAAAAAAAATTATTTGGCTGCGTGCTAAAAAATTTCCATATTCACAGATTGGCCGTTTTGTCGGTAAAGATAGAAGAAAAGTTAAAGTTATTTTTGAAGAAGAAATTGCTTACATTCGTTTATGGTTGGAGTTGTACCAGGGCCATAAAAAAATTAATGACATGATTGACAAAATTGTGATAAGAAAATGATATAATAACGAATTTAGTCGGATTTTTTTAGTTCGTTGTGTTTCTCACAAATTAGTAAAAATTTATGTAAATATCTAGGCGGGTTTGTAGCACCATTAACCCAGCGTGAAATAATATTTCTATCGTTTGTTGTTGCTGAGTCCCATAACAATTTAGATAGATCGCCCTGGGTCATCTTGTGTTTAGTTAAAAATAATTTTAATTGCCTGGATGTCATAATATACTAATATATGATAGTAAGAAAAAAAGAAACCCCCTAATAAAAATTAGAGGGTTTAATTATCGTAAGTTATTTATTTTCTTAAAAATGTAGTTGTTTCATCAAATGTTAAACGATGATAACCCCATTTTTTTGGCCTGTTTAATACTTCTGAATAATTTATATTTATACTTTTATTTCTTATAAAGTCTAAAATTGCATAAACATCTAAACGAATTTGTATGTTTGTTTCCTTGCATTTTATTGTTATGTTTCTACCATCATTTGAAGTAAAAACTGTACTATTTTCAAAGTTAGTCATTTTAAGCTCCTTGTTTCAGTTTAAATTCTTTACGAAAAAGTTTGATGGCATCAGCTTTAGAAGTGCTAAAGTATAACCTGGTTTTGTCGTGCCAATGAAATCTTTTTCTAGCTTTAATTTGTACCTGGGCAGAAATTGCCCAGGATGATGTTTTTTTGTGGCCTTTGTTGACAGTTCCAACTTCAACAGCTGTAAGTTTTTTTATCATCTTAATAATGGTAAAATAATGATTAATGCTATTAATTGGATTGAACAAAGGATTAGCAAAACCCTTTGCTCACTATCTGCTTTTTTTATATCTTCGATAATAAGATCTATAAATTTAAGCATTATTTCAACCCGTTTTTAATTAAGCAAGAATGATAAGTATGATTGATTGCAGAATTAATTTTTTTAAGAGTCTTTTTTTCCTCTAATTTTTTCTGTTCTCTCTCTTTGTTATCTTCTCTTAATCTTTGTAAATCTGCTGGATCACTTAGGTTATAAGTTCCAGTTGATTTAATTTTAAATTTAACTGATTTCATAACATGATTAATTGATGACTTTTCGCACAACTTCATTTTTTGAAGTTCTTTTAATTGGTCATAATCAATTCTGTTTTTAAATTCGGCTATGTCTTTGTCAGTTTCCCAAAGTCCAAGGCCATCAGTTACAATATGATTATTTTCGTTAAATCCTAAAACGGCAATAGTTGAATATGTGCTTTTTTTCGGTTTGCACCATTTATTATTTTTAGGATTGAGAGTAGCATAGCAAAAGCGATCTCCTCTGTTTTTAACTGTTTCTATCCAATAACGGCGTTTAGTTCTTAATTTAAAACCCCAAGGATAATCGTCAACTTCAACAGCATTATCAAAGCTGTCCTTATTATAAATGTATTTCATTTTAAATATGCTCCTTTCTTAAAATGATTTATTGCAACGCTAACAGTAAAAGACTCTGACCAATGACGAGGGTAACAACTACCCGCATTTTTTGGAAGTTTTTTACCATTAATGAAAATTCTACGACCTCTCAATGATTTGCCTAAACCTTTCATTGTTTTGCCGTATAAATCGATAATAGTGATATTCATTTGTTATCACCATTATTAATAATCGCACCAATGCGATTAATAATTAAATCAGCTACAGAATTTTCTGTAGCACCTGGAACAGACATTAAAACATCTTTATGTTTTCTAATGTAAATTGATAAATTATAATCAATTTTTTCCAGCTCTTTTAGTTTTTCAATATTTGTCATATATACTCCTATGTATAATATAATATATTATATATACTAATGTATTATACAATCAAATATAAATTAATAAAAAAATGGTAGGACGACCAAAAAAAAAGATACAATGCCAGGCAAGACGAAAATATGACGGGCAACAATGCCAGGCAAAAGGAATATTAACAAAAAAAGGAAGTTACATATGTCGGCTGCATGGTGGCGAAAGTACAGGGCCAAGAACTTTTATAGGTAAAATAATATCTTTAAAAAAACTAAAACAATTTAAAAATAAATCTTATGAAGAAATCGCAGAATATATTAAAAAAAATAAACGAAAAGCTACAGCTGGGCCATTCATTAACTAGCATTTGCAGGCCCAAAGATATGCCAAATGTTAGCACAGTTTATGCCTGGATGAATGAAGATCCAAAACTTAAACAAGAAGTTTTAGAAAATAGACGAGTTGGCGCTATGACCTGGCTTGATAAAATGCAAGATTTATTAGAGTCAGATATAGAACCGCAACAGGTTCAATGGGCCAGGGAAAAGTTACACCATGCCCGGTGGATGGCTTCTAAGCTGGTAACAGTATTTAATGACAAGATTGTCCAGGAGAATATTGGAGAGCCACAAATAAAAATTGTGTGGGATGATGGCTATTCGGAACACAAAGCCAACGACCACGCCCGCACATTATCAAGTACGGACGATATTGAAAATATAAAACATAACAAAGAGCATAACAAAACTAAAATAAATTAGGTAAAATAATCCTGGTTGTACTGTTCTTATATCAGTACAATTTTATAAATAGGATTATAAATATATATTTTGGCATATATCATTTGCGTATATCGACCATTTTGTAGTGCCAGGATTGTATATTATGACCCGAGAAAAAGACACTTACGAACACACAGCCATGGTTTTGGTTGATGAAAAGAAAAACAAAGTAATAATTGAAATAGATTCTTTTGATAACCATGAGGATGCTTTTAGTTTTGCAAGGTTCATAGTAGCTGCCCTTGATTTAAAACTGATAAGTCCAAAAAATATTGGAGAAACAGAACATTGAAGATTGTAAAAATACCTTATACGCCTAGACCACAACAGCGTATGTTACATGAAAAGCTAACTAAATACAGATTTTCAGTAATCGTAATGCACAGGCGAGCTGGAAAAACCGTTTGGGCCATTAATCATTTAATTAAACTTGCCTTAACGAGTGGTAAAAAAAACTTTAGAGGTGCTTTTTTTAGTCCTACAAGAGTACAAAGTAAGTTGATTGGTTGGGATTACCTAAAAGAATTTTCTAGAGTTATACCTGGCATGAAGTTTAACGAAACAGAACTTCGAGCAGACTTTCCTAATGGTGCAAGAATTACCTTGTTCGGAGCAGAAAATCCAGATGCCAGTCGTGGACAATTTTTTGACCAGGTAGTCTGTGATGAATATGCACAGATGGATGCAAGAATGTTTGCAGAAATCATAAGACCAGCGATTGCAGATCGGCTCGGGTCATGTACCTTTATCGGGACTCCCGCTGGCATGGGAAATAATTTTTATGACCTTTATGAAGAAGCAAAATCGTTGCCCGATTGGTTCACTTGTGTATTCAAGGCAAGTGAAACAGGATTAGTTGCAGAAGAAGAATTGTTATCAGCAAAAAAACTGATGACAGAGGATCAGTATGCACAAGAGTTTGAGTGTTCCTGGACAGCAAATATTTCTGGATCTATCTACGGAAAAATAATTCAGAAAATGGAAACAGAAAATCAAATATCTAACTTTCCATATGATCCAGGTTATCCTGTTGATTGCTATTTTGATTTAGGAATAAGCGATAAGACTGTTATTTTATTTACACAACAGATAGGGCGTGCATTAATTTTAATAAATTGTTACGCAGATAGTAATAAAAGTCTTGACTACTACGCCGATTATATACGAAAAACAGAATATAATATCCGTAACTATGTCTTTCCGCATGACATAGAACAAAGAGAGCTATCTACTGGTCATAGTAGAAAAGAATACGCTTATTCTATGGGTATGTCGCCAATAAAAGTTTGTCCAAAGTTGTCATTAGAAGATGGTATTCACGCTGGACAGATTTTATTAGCAAAAACTTATATTGATAGACAAAAATGTAAGCCATTTTTAGATGCTATGAAGTGGTATCATAGAAAATGGATAGATAAACAAAGAATTTTTTCTAAGCCAGTACATGACCATAGTAGTCATTATGCTGATGCTTGGAGAACTTGCGCCGTTGCAATACAAGAACTAGATTTTAGTCAAACACAAAAGCTACAAAAGTTTGCAACTGGAACAAACTACAACCCACTTGGAGAAAGGATGTAACATATGGGATTTTTAAGACCTAAACCACCACAAATGCCCGTAATGCCTACGCCACCAACACCACCTGTTGCTATTACAGAAGATTTACCAACTGATACAAAGAAAGATATTCTTGAAAAAATCAAAAAAAAATCTTCTGGTTATACTGACACTATACTTACAAGTATGCGTGGAGATGAAAGCGAAGCAGATACAAAAAGAAAAACACTTTTAGGAGCATAAATGGGAGCTAGCACTAGCAACAATAACAATAGTTCTAACAACAACAATAATAACAATAATAATGTTAGTTCAGAAGTTAAAAAAGCAAAAAAAGCTGTCAAAGAAGCTCTCGGTATAACCGCTACAAGAGGTGGATTTATTGCATCAAAAGCTGAAAACCCAATACGATATGGTGGAGAAGCAAGTAAAGTTACAAATGAATATTTAGTTTCTATCGGACAAGCTGAAAGAACTGGTGGGGGTGGTTATATGCTTACACCAAAAGGTTATGAAATAAAATATGGATCATATACCCCTGGTGCTGTGCAAGATCCAGGAGCTATGGGATCAGGTAATCCTGGTGGTGTGATGTCATCTATACCTATATCAAAAAAAATGTTGGAAGAACAAAATAGAATTAAAGCAATTGCTTTAGCTGGAGCTTCAGTAATTAATCCAAGTGCTGCTATTGTTAATACACCACTTCGTATGGCTGCAAATACAGCTAATGTTGATGCAAACAATCCGCAAGCAGCAGTAGATGAATATTCAAGAATGTTTAGTGCAAAACAAAGAGGTGTGCCTTTTACATCAAACAGAAATAATCTTGGTATGTTAAATTTAACAAAAAATAACAAACAAAAAGATCAGTTAGGACTATAATGAACATAAGCGAATTACAAAATCAATATTCACAGTTAAAAAATAAAAGACAAAATTGGGAAAGTCATTGGCAAGAGATAGCTGATTTTGTTTTACCAAGAAAAGCTGATGTAAATATTGATAGGACCGAGGGCGATAAAAGAACTAATAGGATATTTGATGGTACTGCCCTACACGCAAGTGAGCTATTATCTTCATCACTACATGGTATGCTTACAAATGCAGCTACACCATGGTTTAGTATGCGTTTTAAAGATGAAAATTTAGCCATGGATGAAGAAAGTAGAGAGTGGTTAGAAGCAAGTACCAGAACAATGTATATTGCTCTTAATAGATCAAATTTTCAACAAGAAGTACATGAGCTGTATGTTGATTTAGTTGTATTTGGTACAGCTTGTATGATGATTGAAGAAGATGAAGAAAAATTAATTCGTTTTTCAACAAGACACATAAAAGAAATTTATATTGCAGAAAATGACAAAGGATTTGTTGATACAATTCATAGATCTTTTAAAATGTCTGCACGATCTGCTGTCAAAAGATTTGGGGATGGTGTTGGTAAAAGAATTTTAGCTATTGCAAAGGACAATCCATATGATGAAGTAGACATACATCATTGTGTAAAACCTAACGATCAGTTTAATCCTTACAAAATGGATAACAAGTCAATGGCATTTGTTTCTATTTACTACGATCACGAAGATGGCCACATAATATCTATATCTGGTTTTGAAGAATTTCCTTTTGTTATTCCTAGATGGTTAAAATCTTCTGCTGAAAGCTGGGGTAGATCTCCGTCTATGATTGCGTTGCCAGATATTAAAATGCTTAATAGAATGGCTGAAACAACAATCAAAGCTGCACAAAAAATGGTAGATCCACCTTTACTTGTGCCAGATGATAGTTTTGTTTTGCCTGTAAGAACACAACCAGGTGGTCTAAACTATTATCGTTCTGGTAGTAGAGATAGAATAGAACCATTAAACATAGGAGCTAACACACCTGTTGGAATAAATTTAGAAGAACAAAGACGAGGTGCAATTCGTCAAGCATATTATGTAGATCAATTCTTAATGCAACAAGATGTGCGTATGACCGCTACAGAAGTTATGCAAAGAAACGAAGAAAAAATGAGATTGCTTGCTCCTGTGTTGGGTAGGATGCAATCTGAGATGTTGCAACCACTCATAACTAGATGTTTCAATATATTACTGCGTAAAAAAATGCTTCCTGTTCCACCAGAAAGTTTGCAAGGTCAAACAATAGACATTGAGTATGTTTCTCCGCTTGCAAGATCACAAAGAACTGGAGAGATACAAGCTATATTAAGATCATTAGAAATAATTGCACCACTAGGTCAATCAATGCCTGTGATGGATTACATTGATAGTGATAAACTTGTTCAACACATTACTGACATATTAGGCGTGCCGAAAAAAGTTTTACGATCAGATCAAGAAGTAGCACAAATAAGAGCTGAACAACAACAAGCAGCACAAGAACAAGCTGAGATACAACAAGCACAACAACTTGCACAATCTGCTGGTCAATCTGCTCCGTTTTTAAAAGCACTTAATGAATAAAACACAAGAAGAAATACTTAAAGAAATAAAACAAGCATATAAAATCACTTTTAACTCTAAAGAGGGTCAAATTGTTTTAGATGATTTAGAAAAAAGAACAGGAGTACACACAACAACTTTTGACAAAGATCCGTATGTGAGTGCTAATTTAGAAGGTATGAGAGCTGTTACGCTATTTATAAAATCTATGTTATTAGAGGAGAAAAAATGACAGAAGAACAGGCAACTGTTGTAGATCAACAGTCTGAACAAACTGCAACTGAAACTCAAACAGAAACACAACCACAAAGTTTTGTTTCAACATTACCAGAAGATTTGCAAGGAGAGTCATCACTACAAAGTTTTCAAGATGTAGGACAACTAGCAAAGTCTTATGTCCATTCACAAAGAATGATTGGACAAGATAAAATTGCTATTCCAGGCAAAAATGCAACTGAAGAAGATTGGAAACAAGTTTATCAAAAACTTGGCGTACCAGAATCTGCTGATAAATATGATGTTAAATATACTGTGCAAGAGGGTGCAAGTGAACAACCTGTAAAAGATTTTTTAGGTCATGCACATAAGATGGGTTTATTACCACATCAAGCACAAGGTATTTTAGATTACTATACGCAATTAGAAACAGCTGGTAGAGAAGAAATAGATAAACAAAATACATTGAGCTTACAAAACTCACAAGAACAATTAAGAAAAGATTTCGGTTTAGCTTACGATAAGGAAGTCGCAAAAGCTAACACAATGTATAATAAATTTTTTGACGCCGACCTAAAAGATGTAAAACTTGCAGATGGTTCTAATATTTTAAATCATCCAGGTTTTGTAAAATCTTTAGCAAAATTATCGAATAGTTTTTCTGAAGATAACATTAGTGGTGGTCAAGATGAATCTGGAGCTATGACACCAGATCAAGCTGAAAAAGAAATAAACAAAATCATGGGAGATCCTAACGGGCCTTATTGGAATAAAAAACATCCAAACCATGAAGCAGCTGTTAAAGAAGTTTTCCAACTTCAGAATATGAAGATGGGAATAGAGTCGGAATAATCTGCAAAGACTCCGCTGACAATCTGAAAGTAGATGGACTATCAGTCCTTAAATGAAGAAAGATCCCTCATGTGAGGATAAATCAATCAAACATAAATACTTAACTTATAGGAGATTAGTATGTCTAATCAAATTACTACAGCATTTGTAGAACAGTATAGTCGTAATGTTACTATGCTTTCTCAACAAATGGGATCTAAGTTGAGAGATACAGTTGATAGTGAGTCGATTGTTGGAAAAAATGCTTTCTTTGAGCAAATTGGTGTAACCGCTGCTCAAAAGAAACTATCCAGACATTCAGACACACCTCAGCTCGATACTCCACATGATCGAAGAAGAGTAAGTCTTGATGACTATGAGTGGGCGGATATGATTGATGATGTCGATAAAATCCGTATGCTTATAGATCCAACAAGTTCTTATGCAAAAGCAGCAGCGGCTGCTATGGGCAGAAGTATGGATGATGTAATTATTACAGCTTTCAATGCGTCTGCTGACACAGGAGTTACAGGTGGTACTTCTGTTGCACTACCAAGCACATCTAAATTTGCTACGTCAAACCAATCTGATGGTTTAACTTTAGCTAAATTAAGAGATGCAAAGAAATTTTTTGACACAAATGATGTTGACCCGTCTTTACAGAGATACATTGTATGTGGAGCGCAACAAATTTCTGATTTGTTAGGCGACAGCACAGTTACTTCTGCTGACTTCAACACTGTACGAGCTTTAGTACAAGGCGAAATTGATACTTTCCTTGGTTTCAAATTTGTAACATCAAATAGATTACCTTTTGATGCATCAAATACTGATGACAGATTATGTTTCGCATACACTGAAGATGCAATTAAACTTGCTATTGGTAAAGATGTTCAAGCTAAAATTAGCGAAAGAGCAGATAAATCATATAGCACACAAGTTTATTACTGCATGAGCATTGGTGCAACTCGTATGGAAGAAAAAAAGGTATTCCAAATACCTTGTAACGAATAGGAGATAGAATATGGCAAGTGTAAAAGGTGTTAATATTACCAATCTTGACTCTACTCCTAGCGTAAAAGCGAGTAGCGAACAAGTAGGTGGCAAAATCAGAGTGTTTCACGACACTTATGAAGCGTCATCTTTAGCTAGTGGTAGTGATATTACTATGGCAAGACTTCCAGCTTTTGCAACAATACATGATGTTGTTGTAAAGTGTGATGCTTTAGGTGGATCTGTAACTTTAAAAGTTGGAGATTCAGCTGATGACGATAGATATATCGGCGTAACAGGCACATGGAACGCTGCTGGGCAAACACAAAGTATGTTAGCTGGTTCATCTACGGGTGCGCCAATAGCTGCTATGACTGGTATTGCTCATAGAACTACTGCAACAACTGATATTTTAATCACAACTGGTGGTGCTAGTGCAACTGGTACTATCGCTATGTGGGTTTATTACTCAGTAGAATAATTAACCATAGGGGGATTTTCATCCCCCTTTTTTTTTAACAACAAGGAGATAAATTATGGCAGCAAAGCGTGGCTTGTATGCAAACATTAATGCAAGAAAAAAGAAAGGTATTTCAAGACCAAAGAGCAAATCAACAATAACACCAAAAGCATATGCAAATATGAAAGCTGGTTTCCCTAAAAAGAAAAAGAGAGGTTAGTATGCCAGGTAAAATGAAAAAAGGTAAAATGATGAAAAAAGGCGATCTGAACAAAGATGGCAAAATGAGTGGCTATGAAAAGAAAAGATCAGCTGCAATTCAAAAAGCTATGAAAAAAAGAAAAAAATAAATGGTAGCAAAAAGATTTCAAAATAAAACTGGTGGATTGAATGAAGCTGGTAGAAAAAAATTTGGAGTCAAAAGGCCGTTAAGTTCGGGAAAGTCTGGTAGGCGTGTTTCTTTTGCTGCCAGATTTTCTGGAGTAAAAGGGCCAATGAAAGATAAAAAAGGTCGCCCAACCCGATTGGCACTGGCCCTGAAAAAATGGGGATTTTCCAGCCGTTCAGAAGCCAGAGCTTTTGCAAATAAAAATAAAAGGACATAAATGAGTAGTGTAGTAGATATATGTAATTCAGCATTAAATATGCTTGGAGCTAACAATATTATTTCTTTGACAGAAGATAGTAAGAACGCAAGATTAATGAATCAGCGTTATGAATCTGTAAGAGATAGTATTTTTAGATCACACGCATGGAATTGTTTAATCAAAAGAGTAGAACTTGCAGCCGATACAACTGCACCTACACATGAGTATGCAAAACAATATACATTACCAGCAGATTGTATTAGAGTTTTAAAAGTAGGTGGTCATCATAATGGATCATCAAGTGATTTAGATAGTGGACAAAAATTTAAAATAGAGGGTAGAAAATTACTTTCTGACGAAACAAAAATATTTTTAATATACATAGCAAAAATTACAGACACAAATAAATACGATACTTTGTTGATAGAAACTTTATCAGCAAAATTAGCAGCAGAACTTTGTTATGCAATAACAGCTTCTACATCTTTAGCTGGACAACTTGTAAGTTTATATGATGAAAAATTAAGAGAAGCCCGTCATGTAGATGCAACTGAGGGAACACCAGACGATCTTGATGCAAGTACATTTATCAATTCGAGGTTATAGTGGCTAAACAGACTGTATCTTTTACAAATTTTACAGCTGGAGAACTATCGCCAAGACTTGATGGTAGAACAGATGTAGGAAAATATTTTAACGGATGTAAAACATTAGAAAACATGGTTGTGCATCCACATGGTGCAGCTACAAGACGACCAGGTACAAAGTTTGTCCATGAAGTAAAAGATAGTTCTGCAAAAACAAGATTAATACCTTTTGAGTTTTCGACAACACAAACATACATAATGGAGTTTGGTAATCAGTATATTAGATTTTATAAAGACCAAGGTATTATAACTGAATCAGATAAAACAATAACAGCAATAACAAAAGCTAATCCAGGTGTTGTTAGTATAAGCTCTCATGGATTTAGCAACGGCGATCATGTAATTATATCTTCTGTTGGCGGAATGACAGAAGTAAATGGTAAAACATTTAAGGTTGCTAATAAAACAACAAATACTTTTGAGTTACAAAATGTAGATGGTGCAAATGTAAATACATCTAGCTTTACAACTTATACTTCTGGTGGTGTTGCAAATAGAATTTATGAAATTGCAAGTCCATATCCTACAGCTGATTTGTTTGAAATCAAATTCGCACAAAGTGCTGATATAATGTATATCGTACATCCAAGTCATGCGATTAGAAAATTGTCTAGAACAGGTCATACATCCTGGACACTTTCTGCTGTAAGTATAACTGGTAGTCCAAGTCCAGCTCTTAATACAGGAACAGGTAAGTTTCCTAGTTGTGTAACTTTTTTTGAACAAAGATTAGTTTTTGCTGGATCAGATGATAACCCACAAACATTATTTTTTAGTAAAAGTGCAGAACTAGAAAACTTTACTACAGGAACAAATGCAACGGATGCTATGGTGTATTCTATTGCAAGTAATAAAGTTAATGCGATAAGATATTTATCTGCTCAAAGATCATTACTTGTTGGCACAGTAGGTGGCGAGTTTGTTGTAAGTGCATCTGGAACTACATCCCCTATAACACCAACGAATATACAAATACAAAGACAATCTAGTTATGGATCTGCAAATGTAGATGCAGTACAAATTGAAAATGTTACAATGTTCTTACAAAGAGCAAAAAGAAAAATTAGAGAACTTACTTACAATTTAAATATAGATCAGTACCAAGCAACTGATCTTACATTATTAGCAGAACATATTACCGAGGGTGGTATTAATGAAATGGCATACCAACAAGAACCAGATAGTATTTTATGGTGTGTTAGAAATGATGGTACATTATTAGGTTTTACATATGCTAGAGCTGAGTCTGTTACTGGATGGCATAGACATATCATGGGTGGTAGTTTTAGTTCCGGTAATGCTGTTGTTGAAAGTGTTGCATCTGTTCCTACAGATCTTAACGAAGATGAATTTTTTGTAATTACAAAAAGAACAATAAACGGATCTACAAGAAGATATGTAGAGCATTTAGAATTATTTGATTATGGAACAGATCAAAAAGATGCTTTTTTTGTAGATAGCGGTCTTACTTATAGTGGTGGTGCAGCAACAACTATTTCTGGTTTAGATCATTTAGAGGGTCAATCAGTTTCTATACTTGCAGATGGATCTACACATCCTAATAAAACTGTTAGTAATGGATCTATAACTTTAGAAAGATCATCAACAAAAGTACATATAGGTCTTGGTTACACATCTTTACTTGAAACTATGAGAGTAGAGTCTAGAGGAGAGGGTGGTACATCACAATCAAAAGATAAAAGAATACATGAAGTAACTTTACGATTACATGAAACTGTTGGTGTAGAAGTTGGTCCAAATGTAAATAATATGGAAAGAATACCTTTTCGTTCTAGTGCAGCAGCTATGAATAGTCCTGTTCCATTATTTACTGGCGACAAACAAATTGAGTTTTCTGATGATTTTAATACAGATGGATTTGTTGTTGTAAGACAAACACAACCATTACCATTGTCTTTATTGTCAGCATATCCAAGAATTACTATTAACGAGGGTTGATGGAGTTAATACAATTTAGATCTGCTCATGCACAAAGTATGGTCAATTCTATAATGAACGATAAACTTACACAGGTAGATAAAAGTTACCACGAATTATTAAACAACCTGGAAGTAGAAGATATGTCTTTTACAGCTGTTAAAGATGATAAATTTATTTGTAGTGGTGGCATAATTCCTGTGTGGGATAATGTTTATGAGGGATGGGTAATGGCATCAAATCATGTTTGGCAAAATAAAATTAGTTCTGCAAGAGTAATTAAAAAAGGATTAGAAGTTTTGATTGATAACTACAAAGTAGTGCGATTGCAAACTGCTGTAAAAAAAGATTTTGAACTAGGAAAAAAATTTGCTGTTTGGCTTGGAATGAAAGAAGAAGGACTTATGAAAAAATATCAAAACAATGAAGATTATATTAGATTTGCGAGGGTTGTATAAATGGCTCCAACTTTAATAGCAGCTGGTATTAGTGCTGGCGGTACATTACTTGCTGGTCAGTCAGCTATGGCAGCTGGTAAATTTACACAAAATGTTGCAAATAAAAATGCACAAATTTTAGAGGGTAAATCTGAAACAGCACTACAAATAGGACAAAACAATTTAAAAATAGCAGAAAAACAATACGAAAAAGCACAAGCTGCTACTGATGTTTCTTTGGTTGCCGCTGGTGTAAGATTAGATCAAGGTACACCTTTAGAAATTTTAGATAATAATTTATCTGAATTTGAATTGCAAAAACTTAACATAGAATATGATGCAAATATGACAAGTTATGATTTCTTAATGCAAGCTACAAATGAAAAATTGCGTGGAGAAATGGCTTTGTATCAAGCAAGGCAACAAAGAGCAGCGTCTTTTATTAAAGCAACTGGAACAATGGTGGGTGCATATGCAACTAATAATATCTTACAACAACAAGCTGCAAATCAAGCGGAAATATTAGAAACAACAAGAAGAAATTCTAAAATATTAACTGATAATTATAATAGTGGTCAAATGAATATTATTAACAAAATTAATAATATGAATAAACAAATAATAAATCTACAAAATGAAAACAACCTTGCTTATGCAAATAAATATCCAGGAAATTATTAATTATGGTAAAAATTCCAACATTTGAAAACAAAACAACTTCAGCAAAAATTAGTAATCGTGTCATAAAAGCACCAAGTATTGCAAAAGCATCACAGCTTGTAGGTCAATCAGTAGAACAACTAGGAAATACTTTAACAAAAGTTGCAGTACAAGATGCAAAAGCAAAAAATCAATTTGAATTACAAAAAGCAAAAACACAAACACAATTTGATATAGCTAATTACAAACAAGAAAAAGCATTAGAGTTACAAGAATTTAAAGCAGATGAAAATTATAAAACTACTGTTTATGAAATAGAACAAGATAACAAAAATAAATTTGATATAGCTGCACTTCGTATAAAACAAAAAAATGAAGTTTTGACAGCTGCAAACGATCTACAAGAATTTAGCAGTAATACACTTGCAAATTTAGCTACCTCTAGTGATTTAGAAGATCAAAATAATTTTATAGAATTATTAAACGATAAAAAAAATAGTTATACTTTTAGTGATAATGCCACACAAATATTATTTGATAATGAATTTGTTAAAATATTAGAAAATGACAAGTATAAATTAAAAGGTCAAATTAGAAAAAATATTATTGATATTGGTATATCCGATTACAATTCAGAGGTAGATCAAAATATTTTTAAAGCTGTGTATGGTAATATGCACGAACAAAAAATCGGATTAGAAAATTTATTTAGTGCAGATGGAATTGTTGCAACAGCACATGACAGTCAGTTATTTTTAGACAAAGATAGCGAATATGCAAGATTAAGAGAATTGTACGGACTTTCTTTGTATGAAAAAATGGTTGATGAAGATCCACAAGGTTTTTTAACATTGTTAGAAAATCAACCAGATGTAGTAAATAGTTTAATTACAACAGATCAAATTGTAAATTTTGAAAAAATTGCAAACAATAAGGTTACAGTTGCCCTTAATGGAGAAATAGCAGACACAAAAGCAATAGCATCAAATCTTGAAGCTATATACAAAGATAACAAAACTTTACTTACAGATATAACAAGAGCTAACTTACCAGAATTAAATGCTGCACTTGAAACTGCAAAAAATTTAAAAATGCCTGGCACAGATGAATTGTATGATCCACAACTAGTAAGCAATATAGAAGCATTAATTAGTTTAGTTGATATTGTTGATGAATTTAAAACATACAATCACACACAAGGTAGACAAATAATATCAACATTAGAAGAAGAATATAATAACAGAATTGAAAACAAAGAAAGTTTATCTGATTTTGATAGATTGCGTTTAAATATATTTAAAAGCATTAATAATGATATGACAAATAATATTAAAGATGATGCATTATCTGTTGCAAGTAAGTATGGATTTATTGATAATATTGAAAGAGTAAATTTTGGTGCTGATTTATCTGATGAAACACAAAAAAATGAATTTTTTGCACAAGTAGATGCTAATATAAAACAAGGATTAAAAGTACAAGAACATTATAATTTAGCACATCCACAATTTTTAACTAAAGAAACTGTTGCAGTTTTGAGTGATGCACTTACAAATGCAGATGGAGCTAATGATATTATACAAATAGCTGATCTTATTGTTAATAGTTATGATGAACATTCTTTAGATGTATTTAGACAACTATCAAAAGAAGCACCTTTGTTAGCTGAAATAGGCGGTCAAATGCAATTAGGAAATGAAAATTTTGCTGTGCATTTAGCAAAAGGTTATATGTTAGATAATGAACAAATAATTCCTGGATTTGAAACAAACAAAGATTTTAGAAGAATAGTTTTTGAAGAATTAGGAGATAGTCTTAATGACAATCCACAAACATTTAAAGCAAAAATAGCTGCCATAAATTTTGCTGTTGCATCTATAGGATTAGATGAGGGTTGGTATGGCATGAATAAAGATGCAAGTAATATAGTTCGTGATAACGAAGATAGAATATCGCAAATAATTCAACAATCTGTAGGTGCAACATATGCTGATGGCGAAAGAGTAAGTGGTGGTACAGTCAAATGGAATGGTAAAACAATAATATTACCAGTTAATTTTAATAGTAAAGATTTAGATGATGCATCATTCGAAAATATTATTTTAGATAAAATTGCAAATAGTCCTAATGGAGATGACATACTTATAGAAGCTGGTAAAAATGGTGCTGCTCAGTTTTATCCTGGAGAAGAAATAGTTTTTGGACTTCCAACTGCAACACCTTTTGTAGAAGTAGATCAAAGACAAGAAACAGGTTTGACAGCTGTTGAAGTTTTTGGTGGCACAGAACCAAAAGATGAAGATAGTTTTTTTGGATCTTTTGCTATGTCAAGTAGATATCCAGCATACTTTTGGGATCAAGTAGGCCCAGGATTATATATGCTATCTCTTTTTGATCCTGTTGAAAATGGAAAAGAGCCAGAATATTTAATGTACCCTAATTCTAACAAACCATTCATATTTGATTTGGAAAGCGTAGTTCAATTTATACAATGAAATTTTATGATAGTTCCAATGCGTTGGAAACAAAAAGAATAGAAAGTAATTTTGCAAGACCATCTTTAACGAATACTACAGCGTATGAGTTATACGGAAAACTTGTAGAGCATAATAGCGAATTTTTATATTCGTCTGCAAAATATTATAATGCTTTAGATGATTACGATAAAGCTAATGAAGAAATAAAAGAAAAATTTGGTGTGGATTTACCTAATCCATTAATAGATCAAATACCACAACTTGCAGATGGACAAGATTTTTTTTACTATTTATATCAAAGTCAATCAAAAAAAGGTGCTGGCAGAACAACTGTAGGTAATTATAGAGATCACACAGATTGGTGGGATAATGAAGTTTTAAAATTACAACAAGCAAATCCAGATGTAGAATTTAAAACATATAAACAATTTCAAGAAGATAGAGCAAAAAAAGCTCAATCAAATGAATTTCTTATAGGCGAAATGCAAAAAGCAAGTCGTGGTTTTATGCAAAAATATGGTGCTACTTTTGGTGCTGGTTTTCGTCAATACATGACAGATCCTATAACATTACAAACACTACCATTATCTTTTGCTTACTCTATGCCAAAAAGCATAGCTGGAGCTACTTTAAAAACTGGATTGTTTGAGGGTATGTTAGAATTTGGAAGAGCATCACTTATAGAACCACAAATACAACTACAAAGAAAAGAACTTGGTCTTTCTTATGGAACTAAACAAGCACTAACTAATATTTTTGCAGCAACTGTTGGTGGTGCAGTTTTAGGGCCAGTATCTTATCTTGGTGTGCGTGGTATTGGTGCTGGAGCAAAACCTATTGTTAAAAGTACAGCACAAGGTTTTATGTCCGCAAATGATTTGATAAATCAAAAATTATTTCCAAAAAAATTTATAGGAAAAAAATTAAGTAAATTAATTGATGAAACAAACTTAGATGTACCATTAGATCAAATAATAAATAAATTACGACCAGGGGATCTTGTTGAATTAATAGAAGAACTACCAAATAATATTAGAACAAATCCAAAAATTAAAAATGCACAATATGAAATAAATCAATCGATTATAGAGCAAGAACAAAATCCATATACAAATACTGTTGAGGGTCAAAGACAATATGATGCAAATGTTAAAACAGCTATGGATCAAGCAGCTACTGATAAACCTATTGATATTATTGATGATCCTAAAGTAGAATTAAAACAACCAGATCTTGAAAATAAAATTGCAGTAGCTGAAAGTAAATTAGCATTTTTTGAAGAAATGTTAGATGATTTACCAGATACACCAGAATATAAACCACAAAAAACAAAAATAAAAAAGAATATAGCGAAAGCTAGAAAAGATATTAAATTTTTAAAAAACGAACTGAAAGAAAAATTTCCAGATCCAGAACTGCCACCAAGTTTGCAAACACCAAAAGAACCAAAATTTCAAACATTCAGACAATGGCTTTTACAAAACAAAATTAGACCAGATGATGCAAACATTGAAGATGTAAAAGCTATACTAGATAAAGGTTATTTTCGTTACACAAAAAAAGATGGCTTTTCTTTAGATGAACTTTTAACAAGAGCTAGAGAGGATGGCTGGTTGCCACCAGCTAGATCAAATGAAGTTGATGATTTAGATATAAATAGTGTTTTAGAATTGATTGAAGAAAATTCATTAAGATCAGATGATGCTGCAAAACTACAGGAATATAACGATAATATTACATCAATAGAACAAACTATTAGAGAGTTAGAAGATGCTGGTTATGATCCTATGGGTATGAGTGATGCACAGGTAGATGAAGCATTAATCAAACTTAATAGTAGTGTAGATGAAAGCGATCTGGTAAAATTTAAAGATGAAGATTATATTGATGAATTTTCTGATGATGCTTTCAATGATTATGTTGATTTTGTGGAAGAAAATAAAATACCAGAAAATACAAAAATTGTATCACAAATAGATGAAGCTGGAGAAATTACTGAAACAAAAACAATAAAGCAAATTAGAAAAGAATTAGAACAAGAAAAAAGAATGTTAGATGAATTAACTAAATGTGAGGGATTAGATCTGTAATGCCTAGTTTTCGTGAATGTATAGTTAAAGCAGCAAAAGCTGGTATTGTAAATTCTAAACAAGAAGAAGAATTACTAAAATCATTTGACGATCAATTAGAAATGTTTTCTAAAACATTATCTGAATTAGAAGCAACACAAGCTGCAAGTAATGCTACATACAAAATATTAAAAAAGAAAGTAAAACAAAGAGCTATAGAAGATACGATTGCAGCAAAAAAATACCAACAACTAAAAACACAAATAGAAGAATATTTAAACAGTAATGGCGAAATAGATGTTGCACAAGGGTATAGAGCTTTGCATGGTAAAGCAGAGGGTAAAAGAATATTAAATAATTTAGAGATAAGACAAAAAGTTGTTTTTGGTATGCTCACAAAAGATTTATCAGATCTTATGGAAGCATACGCTATGCCATTAATTAGAAGATATAAAAGAGCAAGTCCAAGAACATTAGTTCAAGAAATGTTTGTGCCTGGATCAACTGGTAATAAGGGTTCTGAAATTATTGCAAAATCACTCGTAGAAGTTTTTGAAAAAGCTAGAGTTATGTTGGCAAAAAATGGTGTTCTTGTTAATAAAAACCCAAATTGGAAATTTCCTCAATCACATAATGTAAGATCTATAATTAAAAGTAAAATATCAAATGACGAATGGGTATCTTTTATAAAACCACTTCTTGATAAATCAAAAATGGTTGATGATAAAACAGGACTTACTTTTGATCTAGTTTCTGAAACAGAGTTCGATAAAGCTCTTGCTGCATCTTTAAGAAATATACTTACAGATGGTACAGGTAAAGGTAAAAAAACAGGACTAAAACAATTTCAAGAAAGTCGTTTTTTAGTTTTTAAAGATGCTGATAGTTTTATTACTTACAATGATCGTTTTGGTTCTGATCCGATTATGATGTTGTATGAGCAATTAGATACTATGAGTAGAGCTATTGCAGAAACACAAATATTTGGACCAAAACCAAATGTTGTAAGAAATACTTTACAACAATTTGTTTTAGAAACTGCTGATAAAACAAGATTAACAAAAAGAAAAAAAGTAGCTGGTGTTGTTGGTAGACAAAATGAAATTGATCGAAGTAAAACTTTTATAAAAAAAGCACAAGACGAATACGATTTATTTGTTGGTAGAGGTCATCTTAAAAGTGATGCACTAACAGCTAAAGTATTTAGTGGTTTTAGAAATGTGCTTACAGGCACACTTCTTGGTGGATCTGGTATTACAGTTTTGTTTGGAGATTTAGCCACAACTTTTCAAAATGCGTCTTTGCGTGGTTGGTCGCCCTGGACAGCTGTAGTAAAATCACTAGGAGAACAATTTAGAGGTAAAGCTGGTAGAAAAGAAGCAGCATACCTTGGTTTAATTTTAGATGATTTAGTACAAAATAATATGGCTATGGGTCGTTTTGTTGATGATGTTGATAGTGGCGGACTTGCAAAAGTTTATGCAACAACATTTTTACGATTAGGTGGAATTTCAAGATTTACACAACAAGCAAGAAATGCTGGCGGTAAATTTATTTTATCTGGCGCTGGTCTTGGTAAATACATACAATATTCACTTGCTGATTTAGAAAAATTATCAAAAGGTAAATTTAACAGGTTTGGAAAAACTATTACTTTATTAAGACAATATGGAATTACTGAAGCTGAGTGGAATATTATTAGAACAACTGAAACATACAAACCATCTAAAAATTTATTTTTTATTGATCCAGGAGCAATTGCTTCAAGAACTGATATACCAGAAGATCAAGCTGTAAGTGTTGCAACTAAATTACAAGATTTAGTTTTGACAGAACAAGATCATATGGTTGTTGTAAATTCACTAAAACAACAAGCTCGTACATCTCAACTTCCAAGAGGTAATATTGGTGCAGAACTTGGTCTATCATTTTATATGTTTAAAAGTTTTCCAATAAATGTAATTTTACATAACATACAAAGAGCTTTTACAGCACCACCAGGAATACTTAACAAAGCAAAATATACATCTCAAATTGTAGCTGGTATGACTTTAACAGCAGCAGCTACTATGCTGACTTACGATATTATAAGTGGTCGTGATCCAAGAAAAACATTTGACGCTAAATTTTGGATGGAAGCATTTTTTAGAAGTGGTGCATTAGGGCCTATTGGAGATGCTTTATCAAACAATCCAGATGCAAGAAAAATAAAAGAAATATCTAGTGGCCCTGTCGTTTCTTTAATAGCAGATACATTAGGTATTACTGTTGGAGCTTTAATAGATGTTATTTACGGCAAAGATGTAAATTATGGTGGCAGAGTTTCTAGATTTATTAGATCATGGACACCTAAACCTTTTTTTGCAAAAGCAGTTATGCAACGATATTTATTTGATACTTTAGATAAACAATTAAATGATAATTATTATGATCGAATAAATAGATTAGAAAGCTATAATAGAGAAAAGGGTAGTGATTATTGGTGGCGACCAGGAGAGTTAAAACCAGATAGGCTACCATCTTTTTTTGATTAAAATTTTATTGTACTTATTTGACACTTATTGTAAGTATTAATAATATAATAGACATATCTGTCTAAATAAATTTCAAACACATTGAGGGTATTACAAGAATGACAATTTCGTCAACAACTACTAAAAATTCATATAGTGGTAACGGGTCAACTACGGCTTTTAATTACACATTTTTTATTCCTACTAATACGGACATAGAAGTAATTGTAAGGTCAAGTACAGGTACTGAAACTGTAAAAAGTGAGGGTACAGGATCGGCAAACTATTCTATAAGTGGTGTAGGTTCTTCTTCTGGTGGAGCTGTAACTTTTGTTACCGCACCATTAAATACAGAAACTGTTGTATTAAGAAGAAATACGGCAAAAACACAAGCCACAGATTATGTTGCAAATGATCCTTTTCCAGCAGAATCACACGAAAGTGCTTTAGATAAACTAACAATTATTGGTCAAGATTTACAAGAACAAATTGATAGATCTATAAAACTGTCAAGAACTAACACAATGACCAGCACAGAATTTGCTGTAGGATCTACTGATCGTGCAAACAAAATTCTTGCTTTCGATAGCAACGGAGAAATATCTGTTACACAAGAGTTAGGCACATTCAAAGGTAACTGGGCAGCAAGCACAGATTATGTTGATCGTGATCTTGTAAAAGACACATCAACAAATAATATTTTTATAGTTAATACTGCTCATACTTCTAGTGGATCTCAACCACTAACAAGTAATGCTAATTCATCTAAATACACATTACTTGTTGATGCTGCTTCAGCCACAACTGCAAGTACAACTGCAACTACAAAAGCAAGTGAAGCAAGTACTTCAGCTTCAAATGCTGCTTCATCCGCTACGGCAAGTGCAAATAGTGCTACAGCTAGTGCAAATTCAGCCACTTCGGCAGCTAATAGTTTTGATTCTTTTGATGATCGTTACCTGGGTGCAAAAAGTTCTGAGCCATCAACTGATAATGACGGGGATGCATTAATTACTGGTGCATTATTTTTTGATACAACTGCAAATGCTACAAAAGTATATACAGGATCAGCATGGCAAACAGTTACAGTTTCTGCAAGTAACCAAACAAACATTAATACTGTTGCTGGTATATCTAGTAATGTAACAACTGTTGCTGGGATAGCTTCTAATGTAACTTCAGTTGCTGGTGTTAGTTCTGATGCTGGAGATGCAACTGATATTGGTAATGTAGCTGGATCTATAAGTAATGTTAATACAGTAGCTGGATCAATATCGAATGTTAATACTGTAGCTGGAGCTAATTCTAATATTAGTACAGTAGCTGGAGCTAACTCAAACATATCAACTGTTGCTTCTAATATTTCTGGAGTAAATAGTTTCGCAGATAGATATAGAGTAGGATCTAGTGATCCAAGCTCTAGTCTTGATGCTGGAGATCTAGCATTTAATACAAGCTCAAATGTTCTAAAATATTATGATGGTTCTGCTTGGCAGACTATCACAGCTGATACTGATGTAAAAACAAAAGTATCATCAAACGATACAACAGCTGGTTTTCTAAATGGAAAACTTGTTGCTGGATCAAATGTAACACTATCTGAGGGTTCAGATGGTGGAAATGAAACTTTAACAATAGCTGCTACGGATAACAGTATTCCGTTTGCTATAGCGTTAGGAAGTTAGGAGATAAATGGCTAATAATTTTGACAACAAAGATTTAACTATTTCTAATAAC